ATGAGTTCGGATAGCTTCCTTTCTAAAAACATTAGGCCAATGGTATTGATATATCTTACCTTTATATTTTCGGTATTAGCATTTGCTGACGGAAATATTGGTCACTTTAAAATAGCGGAAGCGTATATACCTATATTTCAAACGCTATTAGTTACAGTCTACGGTGCTTACTTCGTAGGTAGAACGTGGGAAAAGAGCAGAAAAATAATGAATAACAAAATAAAAGAATAATGGGACAATTTGGAAATCAACCGGATTTTGGAACGCAAGCAGCAGTTGTGACACCTAGTGACACAATAGCTTACGCGACTAACTTAAACCAAGCTTGTTTATATGTAGGCGTAGCGGGAGATATTAAAGTGATACTACCTGGGGTAACTCAAGCAGATGGCTCACCTCCTACCGCAGCGGAAGCAATAGTATTTAAAGCTGTACCGGCAGGATCTATTTTGCCTGTTATAGTTGATTACGTATTGGCTACAGGAACTACAGCAGGTGTAGGCGATATTATAGCTCTAAAATAATATGGGTAATGCGATAGGAATAGGGATACCTATGGTATCAATTGCTTTAGGCGGCGGCGGAAGCTCGGCTCCGTTTATATTTGACGCAATAACTACAGCGGACGCTGAGGTTTTTCAAATGCCTTTTAGGACCACAAGCACAGTTAACGCAGAAGTTGATTGGGGAGACGGTACTTCTGATACGGTAACCTCCTCTGCAGAAGCGGTACATACTTATGCTACAGCAGGAACACATACTATAACCGTAACAGGTACAATAAATGGTTGGTCATATTACTTTGCTAACCAAGATGGCGTAAGTGTTGACAAGGACCAAATGGGTAATGTTTATCAATGGGGTTCTTTTTTAGTAGATGAAGATGTAACCTTTTACCAATGCACGAACATGACTGTAAGTGCTACAGATAGGCTTAAGTTTACTGATAATTATAATTTTGGTTACTGGTTCTTTGGAACTACGTCAATGACAAGCATAGATGTTTCTAACTGGGATATTTCAAGCATGGCTTCTTTAAGAAGGATGTTTTCTACTACTGGGTTAACTTCTATTGACATATCAAGTTGGGATACTTCAAACATAGGAATCATGGATGGGCTGTTTAATAATAGCCAAAGTTTAGCCACTATAACAGGACTTGAAAACCTTGATTTCACTAGCCTAACAGATGCGACAGGCCTTCTTGAGCGCTGTGACGCTTATGTTACAGGTGCTTTTGATTTTTCATGGTTTACTCCACCTAATGTTGTTGCAACTGATAGTTTGTTTGCTAACACGCCAGCCACATCAATTGATATTAGTGGAGGATGGGCTCCCTCTAGAATAGCTAACATGTTTTTTAATTGTACTCAGCTGGTATCTATAGACGCGACGAACTTAGACGTTTCTAACGTAACTAATGCATTTGGAACTTTTAGTAAGTGTTTTGTTCTTACAACAATAACGGGTCATGAAGACTTTAGGTTTACGGGCATGAATGGGCAGATGCAAAGAATGTTTAGTGAGTGTCTTGAATTAGTTAATCTTGATCTATCACAATGGGCTGTTACAGGGGTTACAAACACCGCCCTTATGTTTTATTATGCTAAAAAATTAGTAACGCTGGATATGTCTGGATGGGATATGTCTTCAGTAACTAATATGGCTAATATGTTTTACAGTAACTCTGACACTGCTCTTACTAGCTTAAATATATCTGGCTGGACAACAGGGCCTTTAACTGATATAAACGGAATGTTTGTATATGCTAGAAACTTAGCATCAATAGATGTTAGCGGCTGGGACACCAGCAACGTAACTAGCTTTAATGGTATATTCTATAATTGTAGAAATATGACTACAATAGATCTTACTAATTGGAATTCTGATAATGTTACGGACATGGAATATATGTTTTATAATATGGACGGCGGAAGTGATCCTATTGAGGGGCTAGGTAATTGGAATACCGGGAATGTTACTAACTTTAGAAGAACTTTTCAGAACTGTAAATTTCGTGACCTTGATATAAGCGGCTGGGATACAAGCTCTGCTACAAACATGAATGAAATGTTATTTGATTGTGATTCTTTTGATGAAAACATAGGGTCATGGGATATTAATCAAGTAACCAGCTTTACTTCTTTTATGACTAATTCAACTGGACTATCAACAGCAAATTATGATGCTCTTTTAATAGGGTGGGCTGCGCAAATTCCATTAGCATATAATGGAACTTTAAATTTCGGTTCAGCTCAATACACATTAGGTGGAGCGGCAGAAGCTGCAAGAACGCAATTAATTGCTGATGTTGGAGCAATAAGTGATGGCGGAGGAGTATAAAAACAAGTTTTTAAAAAAAACGTGTGATTATATAATAAAATCAAATCTTATGAAAAATTTATTTATTACACTATGTTTAGTTTTAACGTCATTAACATTAACAGCACAAGAGGCATTTAATGGAATATGGGAGAACGAAGGAAGCAATTATTTAAAAACAATACTTGCGTCAGATTACGCGGTGCTACAATGTTTTAACACTTCTTTTACGGAGCAAGATGTTATAACAGAAGAGCTAATCAAAAAAACTAATAATAGTTTTACAACAATACTTCGTAATCCAGCTAATGGATACGAGGTAACTATAGAATACACATTAATAAACAACGATTCAATATCAAGTAAGTATACTGGAGACATCCGCGGTACTTATGGACTAACTAGATTATACTAAAACAAACATCATGGCTTACACACAAACACCTGGTTTTACTAAAGAAATGGGAGCGGGAATTACTAAAGTTATTAATAACCTGCAACAAACAGATCCTAAGAAAGATATCACATCCGGAGAAACAACCGGAACGAGTGCTAAAACGCAAGGAGATAACACAGCTACTCGCAGGAATTTAAACTTCAAAGAAGTTAAAAAGGATAAAGGGGGAGTAGAAAGCGTAGTTAATCAAACCTCAGGCAAAGAAATAATAACCAATGCCAACCAGAGACTCGCGAACAAAGCTGCTTCTGATAATAACTTGAGAGGAGAACTAACCGGTAATGTCAAGTATGATAATACTTCAGGCCTGTACTCGGCGGCCCCTTATAAAGGTAAAAAATTGATGGACGACGCCGGAGGGCATTATGGGTACAAATCTCACCAAGGAAAAGTTACTAAGTTTACGGGCATGTCAATTCGCGAGAAAAATATAGCCAAGAAAGATTACGAGAAAAATCAAAACATGTACAACGCTAAATCGAGCCAAGCAGTAGCTAGATTTAACAGCATGGCAAAAACACACAGAGATTCACAATAATTCACAATAATTAACAATTAACAATTAAATTAAATCAAATGGGTAAAGTAAAAAAAATCAAGTCAAAAGCAAAAGCAAACTCTATTACGGCGGAAGAATTAGCAAGCGTTAAAAAGGTGCAAGCGGATTTGCAGGCTTATTTAGCAAACATTGGAGTACTAGAGGTTCAAAAAGCAAAAGCTATCTATCACGTTAACATGCTTGAAAAAGAAATGGACGAGACTAAAAAAGATATTGAAGCTAAGTACGGGCCAGTTAATATTAACCTTGTAGACGGAACTTTCGAAGAGATTGTGCCGGAAGCAGTTATAGAGTAATATTATGGATAGTATTATAAGAAAGATTAGTATCGGGGCTGACTATAAAAACGAAGCAATGCATTACTCTGTTAAACAGACAGTTTACGGCGGTCACGAGATCTCTCACATACTATTCGAAGAGTCTGATAATTCTTATAATATATTTATAAAAAAAGTAGACGAGATAATGCCATGGAAGAAATTTAACTCTAACATGGCAATATCCGTTGAATATGACTTAGAATATTAATGCGGAGTGTATATGACTTTATCATAAAGCCGGTAGGCAAAAGGTATGATAACGAGGTAAAGGTTGGAGAGCATACCCTTATAACAAACAGCTCTATAGAAAGCTTTAAGCATGTTAACAATATTGCTGAGGTAGTTGAAACGCCTGTTGCATTTGCAACTCCTATAAGAAAGGGCGATTTGATTATGGTACATCACAATGTATTCAGGGTATTCTACGACATGAAAGGAATCAAAAAGAACAGTAGGTCTTTCTTAAAAGACAACTTGTTTTTTTGCGCGGTTGATCAAGTGTATTTGTATAAAAGAACAGACACTTGGAAATCATTTGGAGATAGATGCTTTGTTGCACCTGTTAAGAATAAAGACATTTTAAGCGCAGATAAAGTAGCTGATCTTATTGGTATACTTAAAATAGGTAATAGCTCCTTAGAGGAGTCTGGAATCAATCCAGGGGACATAATTGGATTCACACCAAATAGCGAATGGGAATTTGTTGTAGACAATCAAATTATGTATTGTATGAAATCAAATGATATTGTTATAAAGTATGGACTCGATAGAAACGAAGAAGAATATAATAGCCGCTGGGCGACTAGCGATTGAAGAATTAGTAAAGGTAGCAAAAGAAAAGATCGTTGACTCAGAAGAGGATATCTCAGCTGACAGACTTAAAAATGCTGCCGCTACTAAAAAGTTATGTATATTTGATGCCTTTGAAATTCTTACAAGAATTCAAGAGGAGGAAAGCATGATAGACGAATCGTCAAGGGCTTCAACTAAACCCGCTTTTAAAGGGTTTGCGGAATCGAGATCTAAATAATGGCATATCAACAGGAATTATACCGGATAGCCAAAGACTACATTAAGCCGCAAGCAATTAAGAAAAAGAATCGCTACGCTAAATGGGAGTATGGTTACGACAAGGAGTACGATCTTGTTGTAATAAGCAGGACAGGCAAGATAGGAGATATATATGTTATTGGTGATTTACATATCGCATTACCTTTGCTAGAAGATAAACTTAGCAAGGGAATTAATAAGTGGGCACCAAAAGAATACCCAAAAGAATTAAGTAAAATTAAAAGCGAAGCGGATTGGGAGAAGTATCCAGCTGCATTTAAAGAAAAGTGGTATGAATATATTGACACAGAGTTTAACAGGCGTGAAGAGGGTTTTTGGTTTATTAACAAAGACAAGCCTACTTATATTACTGGTACTCACTACATGTACTTGCAGTGGTCCAAGATTGACGTTGGGCACCCAGACTTTCGAGAGTCAAACAGATTGTTCTATCTTTTTTGGGAAGCTTGCAAAGCAGACAGACGAAGCTATGGCATGTGTTACCTTAAGAACAGAAGATCGGGTTTTTCTTTCATGGCCTCAGGAGAGACCGTTAACCAAGGCACAATATCTACGGATGCTAGATTTGGCATACTGTCCAAGTCTGGACCCGATGCAAAGAAGATGTTTACAGACAAAGTTGTCCCGATATCGGTTAACTATCCATTCTTCTTTAAACCAATACAGGACGGAATGGACCGACCGAAAACAGAGCTCGCGTACAGAGTACCGGCCTCAAAGCTTACAAGGAGGAAACTTGATTCAAACGAGAAACTCCAGGAAATTACAGGTCTCGACACAACGATCGACTGGAAAAACACCGGGGACAACTCTTACGATGGAGAAAAACTAAAGCTATTAGTACACGACGAAAGCGGTAAGTGGGAAAGGCCTACTAACATACTTAACAATTGGCGTGTTACAAAAACTTGCTTGAGATTAGGTAGTCGTATTATAGGAAAGTGTATGATGGGCTCAACCTCAAATTCATTAGACAAGGGAGGTAAAAACTTTAAGAAATTATATAACGATTCAGACGTTACAAAAAGAAATAAGAATGGGCAAACAAAAAGTGGATTATATAAGCTTTTTATACCGATGGAGTGGAACTATGAAGGATTCATCGATGAACACGGTTGGCCGGTTTTTGACGTACCTAAGAAAGATATTCTTGGTCCTCAAGGTGACGTTATTGATGAGGGCGTCATTGATCATTGGGAAAATGAAGTTGAAGGATTAAAAGACGATCCGGATGCGTTGAACGAATACTATCGTCAATTCCCAAGAACAGAACAACACGCTTTTAGAGATGAGTCTAAACAATCATTATTTAACTTGACTAAGATCTATCAACAGATAGACTACAACGACGAGTTAAAAAACAATACAATGGTTACGAAAGGAAACTTTCAATGGGAACACGGTATTAAAGACACAAAAGTAATGTTCTACCCGAACAAAGACGGTAGGTTTTATATTACTTGGGTCCCTGATCAAGAACAACAGAATAATATAATAATAAAGAATGGTATTAAATATCCAGGAAACGAGCACATGGGAGCTTTTGGTTGTGACAGTTATGACATTAGTGGTGTTGTGGGCGGTGGTGGCTCTAACGGATCACTTCATGGATTAACGAAATTTTCAATGGAGGATGCCCCTCCTAACCATTTCTTTCTAGAATACATAGCTAGACCATCAACAGCTGAAATGTTTTTTGAAGATGTACTGATGGCTATGGTATTTTACGGAATGCCTATATTAGCTGAAAACAACAAACCAAGATTGCTTTATTATTTAAAGCGTCGAGGATATAGAGGTTTTAGTATCAACAGACCAGATAGGTCTTACAACAAGTTGTCGGTGTCAGAGCGAGAAGTAGGCGGTATACCTAACTCAAGTGAAGACATCAAGCAAGCACACGCCTCAGCAATTGAAACTTATATAGAAGATTTTGTTGGTCAAACAAAAGAAGGGTACGGTGATGTTTATTTACAAAGAACATTAGAAGACTGGGCTAAGTTTGATATAAACAACAGAACAAAGCATGATGCATCGATAAGCTCCGGCTTAGCTTTGATGGCATGCAACAAACACAGATATAGTCCTAAGGGAGCTATAACCACAAAGAAATATTCCTTAGGGTTTAAGAAATACGACAATAAAGGAACCACCTCAAAAATAATGCAATAGATGAATGTAAGTACAAATACTAATAGTCCATTTCCTGATCAGGTAGTAAGTGACGCTGAAAAAGCAACGCTAGAATACGGATTGCAGGTTTCTCGTGCTATTGAGCAAGAGTGGTTTAATTATGGAGGTGCAG